CGGGATTGGCGGCCAGGTTGTCGAACTTTGTATCGCAGGTCGTGAGCAGATGGTCACAACCGGGACATACAGTGAAACTCTGGCCTCCCGCGAGGTCGGGTGCCGCCGGCCAGATCCGTACGTCGTCGCCCATATGCTCCACAATCAGCCGCCGCCGGCCATTGACCACGATATCGCCGCCTGTCCACCAGCCGCTTGCCTGGGTCCCGAACGTGGCACTGGTCAGGATGTTGGCCGAGACGCCGTCCAGCGTGCCCGAGATCTGATGATTGGCCCGGGCCACGCCGCACACACTGCCGTAGAGTTCGACGCCGCACTGGCGGCTGTAACGAAGGACCAGTCCGGACCGCCTCATCGCCGCCGTCAAGGGATCGATGATGATCTCGGCCCAGCGCCTGCCCTTCCGGTCCGCCTGGCGGAACAGAACGTCAACTACATCGCCCTGGTAGACCGGCGCGACGTCAGGCCCATGCCCCTTGTAGCGGACATAGTGCACGATCTCCTCGACGCCGTAGGTCGTGTACTGCCAGGCAAACGGATTTCGCCAATCGACCTTGACGACCGTCTGGCTCTTGATAGCGTTGCCCCCCTGCTCGATCCGGCCGCCAGGGCAGTAGCAGGCAACGAACGCGTGCCCGGCGTAGCTGACATCGACCGGGGCATCGGCGTACCGCCAGAATTTGGCAGAATCGCCGAGCTGGAACTCATGCAGCTCGTACGGCACACCTTCGATCAGCGAATTCTCTTTATCCCAAAAACTCACGACCAATCTCTCCTATGGACACCGGACCAGATCGACGGCACACGACAGCTCGCCGTGGCCCTGCCATTGGAATTCGACCGTGTCGTCGGCCAGTCGGCACTTGTCTACCCAGGACAGCGCCATCCCGGCGCTGAACGCTTGTCCTGGCGCCGCATCCAGATCGATCCTCTCCTCGCCAGCGTTCACGACGCTGAGCCCAGTGACCTTACGAACAACGATCTCGGCCAGCGGCGGCCGGAAGGCCATGTACCGCCGCAAAGAACCGCCGCCCATGTTCCGGGCGAACCCGCCGTTGTGAACGTACAGGCTCGTGTGGGCGGCAGCCACGGGGCGGGTGAGCGTCAGATCGCTGCGGAACGTGGGCACCAAGAATGCCCCCTGCCGCCCCCGCACAGCGTGCAGGAACTGCCGCAGTGACCAGCACTGAGCGGCCGTCACACACTGCCAGACGTGCCGCTGGCGGATCAAGTTCTCATCGCTGTTGCTGACGACGGCAAAGAGCCCTGTCCCGGCATCCAGGACGGCCACGTCGGGGTCGAGCATCTCGCGAAGGCTATCCCCATCCAGGCAACTCGGGGCAACCAGCACCTCCAGGCCGTCGTAGGTCATCTGGGACACGTGGCCGGTCACGGCAGCATTGTCGATCACCAGCCAGGTCACCTCGACCAGAGCCGCCCCGCCGATCAGCCGCTGCTTGGCGGCCACGTCCAGAACGTACCCCCGCCGCAAGGGCACGATCCATTTGTCCCCGGCAAAGCCGTTCGCCAGATCCGTGCCGAGCGTGAGCGCTGTGTCGGTCCTGGAAGCGATCTTGATGATCTCAAAGCGGTTCGCCTGCCAGATCAGGCCGTAGGAATCGTCGCGGAAGTCCGCATGGCGGGTATCCAGCTCGATCCGGTCCATCCCTGCCGGCAGAGTGGCCGTGTGCCATTGGGCCTGGGGCCATAGAGGCACCGGCCATGTCCGCTTGAGCCACGCATCCGCCACGGCGTCGAACGCTGCGACCTCCTCATCCCCGGCCAACAGGACGGTCGTACGGAACTGCGACCTTGGGATGCCGCTGTGCCTGGCGATCCGCTGCTCGGTGCGATTGTGGCTTTCGAGGATCTCGGTATTGAACAGAAGCGTCTCGACCACCGGCCAGGTCCATGGCCAATAAGCCGGCGCGAAATCGACCCCGCTTGCCCGGACCACCATCGAAGAGACCGCCCCAATCGTGCAGGGCTCCCCTGCCGGCTCGCCCCACTCCTCGAACCAGAAATCATCGGCGGTCGTGCTCCAGGTCGCTCCCCCATTGTCGCTGGCGACTCGGGTCCCGCCCCCATAGGACCCCACCATCTTGTACACGGCGTGAGCCCAGTAGGAATTCGTCCCTCCGGTCATCCAGATCAGGATGGCGTACTGCAAGCCGGCCTCCACGAGCACCCCGGGCTCGAAGGGAATCTCGACGACTTCGCCCGGCCAACTCGAACTCATCGTGCTGTAATCGATGGTCGTGGAGACCAGTGCCATGCCGGTGGGCTTGCCGGCGGTCGTGGCGAAAATCCCGCAGTACAGCGTCCCGTAGAGCGATGTGGACGAGCGATACATCCGGAGCTTGACCATCGTCAGGACATGCGCGACCTGGGGCGTGAATGTCTGGCCGGCTCGGAAAGTGCCGCCGCCCGAGGCGCCCATGGCCGCATCGTAGGGGGCATTGTAGGATTCGTAGAGCTGGGCCATGGCCTCGCGTCTCCTAATCCAGGCTGACCGCCAAGCCTCCGGCGCTCAGCTCAAGCGGCGCTCCGCCGGAGTAGATGTTCTGCACGGTGGGCAATTGGCCGCGGGCCAGGAAGTTGCCGCCCACCGCCGCGTCGAAGAGGGCGACGTGCGTGATCGCCCCCCAGTCGGCCGTGGGTGTCGGGAAGGTGATCGCGGCGGCATTCTCGATCTGGCCATCAGCCGCTGTCGTCCAGTCGGCCGGATCGGTCTCGACACGGGCGTAGTTGCCACTGGATGGCTCGGCGAGCCCGGAGCCCGACTCGCCCGGGTCCGCTGTCGAGGCGGCCACATAGATATGGGCCGGCGCCGTGTAGGCCGCCTTGCCGAAGATGTGATCGAGAATCGTGTTTTCCCAGTAGTCGCTGAAACTCATCGCTATCCCTATCCATTCCTGGCCGCGTGGTACTTCCATGCCTGTTCGCCCTCGCGACTCTCGAACCATTCCTGGGGCGTCTGACGCTTATCCACGATGGTGGCATTGAGCGTCTGGCGTTCCCGGACGGCCGCCAGGATCTGGCCGAGCAGGCCGGCCATCTCGCCGAATGCGGCGCGATCGCCGCCCAGACCTCGGCCAAGCGCCCGCATCTGGCCAGGGGTGAAGACCCCCTCCTCGTCGCGGATCACCGCCGCCCGCTCGCCGGGCCCGACGCCCGTATGGAATCGCGGAGCATGAGCGAAGGCCGATGCCGGCACGATCCGCGTCGGGAAGATGTCCCGGCCGGCGACGCCGCCGGTGTGGGCGATGGCCGTGGCGACGCTCGATGACCCGAACATGGAGGTCTGCCCGCCGGCGGTCACCCCGGCCGAGCCGCCGGACCATGCGCCGGCCAGGCCGCCGGCGAGATTGCTCAGGAATTGCGTGCCGAAGTTCATGCCCTGGGTCATAAGAGGCTTCCACATCGCCTCCTGGGCCCAGTATTCGAGCATCTTGAGGCCCACCTGCTCCAGGGCATCACCGAGGTCCTCGGCCCGAAAGACCGCATCATTGATCGCCCCGACGACGCCATCGCGGAGCATGAGACTCAGGTCATAACCGATCTGGCCGGCGGTCTTGAGCTCCTCCTGCATGTCCCGAATGCCCAAGGCAAAGCCCTGGCCGAACGTCATGTCGGCCATGTCCCGGGCCCGCTGCATCGCTTCGATCGCCTGCTCGAGTTCTCGACGCTGGGCCGCCGTCAATTGGACGCCGCGGCGCAGTGCCTCGTTGGCAGCGTTCTGGAGGATGATCTGCCGCTCGCGTTCCTTGTTCGTCACACCGGCCAGATCCGCCTCCCGGCGGAGCGAGACAATCGTCTGATCCAGCTCGATGTTGAAGTCCTGCTGGGCGACCGCCTGGTCCAGCCGCTGGCGTTCAGCAACGAGCTGATCGACGGCCCGGATCTCCTCGGCCGTCAGATCTGCCGTCGTTCGCAGACCATCGTTGAAATCCTCCTGGGCCGCGTGGCGGGCCCGATCCAGGACGAGCTGACGCTGCCGCTCGGCGGCGTTCATCTCGAGCAGTTCGTTCTCCCGGCCGAGCTTGGCGAGCATGCCGTCGAGGGCCGTGATCTGACGGGCGATCTCCTCGGCGGCCGAGGCGCCATCAGTACCGCTGGCGGTCAAGTTCAGGGTGGGCAGTTCGTATGTGCCGGGCAGCCTGTTTGCCGCGGGCGCCTGGGGATGTTCCCGCTCGTAGCGGCGGGCCGCTTCAAGCCCCCTCTGCTCATTGATCAATTGCTGGCGGATTCTCTCATAGGCCGCCTTGTCCTTCGGCGGCGTCTCGGCGACTCCGCCGCCGAAGCCGCCGGGATAGAACTTCTGCTGGAATGCCGTCGCGTCTTCCGGATGGAGGAGTCTGTAGCGTTCCCGGGCGGCCTTCTCGATCATCCCAGGAGCAACGGCCGCCTCCACCAGATCGCCGAATCCTCTCTGACTCTCGACGTACTTCTGAGCCACCCAGGTGAGCGCGCGGACCGTTCCCTCGGCCCAGGCCTTGACGTCCTGCTGGTTCTGCTCGAGGTAGCCCTGCATCGTCTCAAAGAGCGTCTTCATGCTCGGCAGCAGCGCCGAGCCGATGGTCTCCTTCGTATCGCCCCAGGCGTTCAGGAGCTGGCGGTGCCGGCCCTCGGTGTCCTGGGTCTGCTTGGCCGCCAGCTCGAAGTTTTTCGTGCCGATGGCGATAAGCTGGTTGTACCGCTCCTGGGGACTGAGGTTCTGATTGAGCGTGATGCCCATCTTCTTGAGTTGCTCGGTGTGACCTTTGGAGGCCAGGGCGACAAGCCGCATCGCGGTACGCAGGTCCTTGTCGTAGGCCGCCGCCAGGCCGATGGCGGCCACTGTCGCCTCGTCGAGCTGATCGGTCGCGATTCCCACGTTGTGGGCGTAGGTCATCTGCTGGAGGATCTGCTCATCGCCGTAGGTGGTCACCTGTTGAATGGCTGAGGCGTAGCTCTTGAGCTGGGAGATGTTCTCGGCCGTGGCGTCCCCCGTCCGGGCCAGCGAGGCCTGTAGATCCGCTTCCGCCCTTTCCTGGACCATGGCCGCCGTCGTCACGCTCTTGTAGGCCCGCTCCAAGCCGTAGATCCCGACCCCCAGCCCCGCAAGCTGCATGAGCTGGGTCGTCGTACGGCCCAGGTCCCGGCGGATACTGGCAAAGCCGCTGGTCCCCCGATTGAAGACCTCAAAGACAATTCCGACGGTGGTATTCGCCACGATTTAACTTCCTTGTCGATAGAACCCCCAACGCGGTCAGGAGCGTTGGGGACCCCGATGCTTGAGCTGTGCGGCCAGCGTTCGTCGCCGGCCCCGCGTCGGACCCATCAGCCGATTGAGGATCTGCCGAGCCTCCTTGGCAGCGTCCTTATCGCCCAGGGCGGCCAGGACCACATCGGCCAGGTAGATCGCTCGCAGAGTCTCGGCCGATTCACCCCAGGGCACCTCGGATTCGGCGAGCTCCAACTCGCGAAGCTCGTAGGCGCTATAGCGGGCCCGGACCTCTGAGAGGGGGCAGCCACCCGCCCTCGCCAGCCGGATCAAGAGACGCCGGCGAGGGTCCTCGCGTAGTTTTTTAGGATCTCCGCGTCCGCCTTGCCGCCAATGGCTGAGAGCTTCATCGCCTTGGCGATCAAGGGTGCCTTGACGAAGTTCGGCAGCTCGATGAGCTGCGGCAGATGGGCCTCGGTGAAGAGCCGCTTGCCCTCGGCGTTCCGCACACAGCGGACCAGGAGCTTGGCGTCGCTGAAGCGGTCATCGACCCGCTCGCGACCCTCGTCATCCTTGGTCTTACCGCAGTCAGCATACCACTGCTGCACCTCCAGGTCGGTCAGGCCGTACACGTAGACCCGCCGGCCATCGGGCATATCGTGATGCTCGATGGGTGGGCGATTGCGGAAGGCCAGGATGCTCTCGGCAGTGGCTTCCGGTGCGGTCGTCTGGTTTTCGCTGACTTGGGTTTTGTCCTCAGACATAGTGTCCTCCTTTGACTGATTCTGATCGTGTTCGATGCGGTGTGCCTACGCCGCGGGCGAGAAGTCCCATTCCTTCTCGGGGGTGAGCGTGACCTTGTAGACCTCCTCGTTGTCGGTGTCGATGGTCAGCTCGCCCACTTTGGCCACGTAGCCGAGGCCCGCGTGGATACTGGCGGTGGAATCCCGCAGGGTGAAGTTGTCCTTCGTGTGCCCCTTGGCATATTGGCGGAGCTGGCCGTAGAGAACCTGGCCCGCCGCGTCGTAGACCATCGTCAGGACAATATCGCCCTCACGGACCTTGTTGGGCAGCTTGGTCGGGATCTTGTTGGTGTCGGTGACGCAGGCGACCTCCTTCATCTCGACCTCCAGGCCGCCGATCTGGATGTCCTTGACGTTCGGGAACGTGCCGAGGGCAACGCCGGCGAGCGAGGCCCCGTATCCGGTTGCTGGCATGGTTCAGTCCTTTCCCGCGCTACTGCGCGTAGGGGTCGATGATGGAAACCTTGTAGTCGATCAGGATCGGCACGAGCACAATCGTGGCGTTCCGACGCCGGTCGATCCAGATCTCTGGAGTCTCGACGTGCAGTCGATAGGCCAGGCCGCCGCAGAGGCCATCGGCGCCTTTGTGGGCGGCGACCTCAATGCCGATCCGTTTCTCGATATCCGCGACAATCCGGTTGATCCGCTGGTCCACGGGCTCTGTCGAACTCAAGAGGTACACGCTGGCCAGGAAGGGCTGCCGCCAGCAGCGGTGCGTCAGCGTCGGCTTGGCCGCCTCCTCGCGTTCTCCCATCTCCAGGATGGTCGAGAGGTCTCCGATAGTCTGAGCCGGCGGCTCCAAGTCCAGCGGCCGCGAGACGCTCAGCCTATAGTGATATCCGCTGGCGGTTGTGATCTCCTTCAGTGCCGCCATCAGCCACAGGACGATTCGTTCAACAATCGGTTCGTTCACTTGGGCCACCTCCTGGTCAACTCGTACTGGACCTGGCTATGGATTTCCTTCTCCAGCCGCTGCTCGCCGCTGTCGTGGACCTCGCGGAGCAGATCCTGGGCGTTCTCGACCACCTGGCCGATGGAGGGCCCCCGCAGGAACACGACCGGCAACCGCCGGACCACGTCGCCGGCGGCCGTGGGCGTTCCCTTGCTGAAGCTCTTGTCGCCCTTCTGTGCCCGCCGCCACAGGAGCCGGTCGCCTTCAACCCGCTCGCCCGATTCGGCATGCGTGAAGCCCTCCGTGCGAAAGCCTCGTGGAATTCGCACGCTCTCACCCCGGCGGACCGTGGCCGTGACGCCCCGTCGCTTGCTGATCGTGTGCTGGAACGCCGCAAGGGCCATCCGACGGCGACTGATGCCCAGCCGCCAGCGCCAGTGCGTATAGCTGGCCTTCTCCTCGTCGCTGATCCGAGCCATGACGTCGCGTTTCTTGGCCGTGATCCGTTGACGAATCTCGCGATCCACCTGGGTCCGGCCGGCATCGGCCGTGCGTTTGAGGCCCCGGTAGACGATCCGGGGCAAGAGTCTCGGCTGCTCGGCGAGTGCCCGCTCGACGGCGTCGAGCTTGGCCTTATCGAACTGGACTGTCACAAGGGGTTCGGGCATCTATGTCAACTCCACGGTGATGAAAGCGGCATCTTGCTCGGGCCAGCGTGTGACCCGCAGCTTCACGTACTCGCCGCCAAGCTCGCGGTGGACACTGACCTGCCAGCGGTTGGATATCTCGGCAGCGGCAATTCCGGCGGATGCGTCGTTCCGTAGGCGGACAATCAAAGGCCGGATCTCCGCACGGGGATGATCCTGTAGGTCAGGGGATGACCTCTCGACGAGCGCGGTCACCGGGCGGTCCGGACCAGCAGGCGGATGGACGATGACTGGTTCTCCGTACTCCGCAAGAAAGAACTCGGCGTCCGCGATTAGGATGTCTGCGTGCGTACCCATGCGATTAATCGACTCCGATGGCGATGATCTCGTAAACCAGAGGACTTGTGCCCGTGCCATCGTGAGCGAGCTTGAGGTTCTTATTCGTGGTGAGCAGAATCCCGTTGGCATCCGGGGCCGTCGTCAGGAAGACCCCGCCCGGGCGCTGCTTGAACACATCGGCGACATCGGTGAACAGATCGACCGGCGTGGTCGTGGCCCCGCCGATCAAGAGGCTCGCCTCGATGCTCGTGTTCTTCAAGAAGAGCACCTTGAGCTTCTCCATGGTCAGCGTGTTCTTGAGCCCATCGAGCAGACTCCCGCCATAGAGATCCAGCGTCTCCTCGGCCCCATCGGCCAGTGTCCGTTCATCGTGGTACAGCACGTTGGCCTGGTTGGCCCCGGTCCCGTTCGTCAGGTCGAGCGCCCGGTTGAGGCTCAGCCGGTCCACCAAGTTGCTCAGGTTCTGCACCGCCTGGCAGATGGCGTCGAACCCCAGCACGATCCTTGCGGTCAATGACATAAACTCTCTCCTTTCAGGACCCCGTCAGCAGCTTGATGAGCACCGAGCCCAGTGCACTGCCCCCGGCGGTCAACAGGCCCAGACCCGCCAGCAGGCCCAGCAAGAATCGCCTGGACCCGAACCACTGCTGGCTGGTGACACAGGTCGCCTTGTGCAACTCGATCATCTGGGCCATGGCCTTTCCCTGTGCGGCGGCGAACTCCTTCCCGAGGCTGTCCGCCACTTCCTTGGCGATCCATCGCACAATCTGCTGGTCCGCCTGCGTCAGGGTGACCTGGCTGGCGTTCGGCTCCGTTGCCATCGGTCTCCTCGGTCGGTTACGGCGTTGTGATGTTACTCATCAGGTACGCGCACTCGGTCGAGATGAACTCCTCGTCCGTGTCATGCCGAACCCGGATCACGTCGCCTCGAACCGTTTCATCCCGATAGGATTCGACCACCGTGTTCGTGGGCGATTCCCGGGTCCACAGGAACGTCCGCCCGAGCTCGGGCTCGCCGCCCAGCATGGGACTATTGTTGACCCGGCAGAGCATCGCGTACTCATTGCTCCACAGTGCCGACAGCGAAGCGTCCTGGCCTTTCTTGGCCCCGTTGTAGAGCGAGCCGCCCACGAGGATCTGGTCGACCCCGAAGGCCTGCGCCAGCAAGGGCACCGCGATATCGCCCCGCTGCACGGCCGGCGTCGTGTACTTGATCCGGTCCACGATCTGATTGCACAGGCCCAGATCGAGGAACGTGCTATAGCTGATGATCAGCGTGTTCGGCTCGACGCCAATCGTGTCGTGAATCGCCTTGCGGCCGGTCTTGACGTCGTCGATGGGTGTCGCGTTGGCGCGATCGTCCCATTCGTTGGTCACCGGGTGCGGGGTGAAATTCGATTCGTTGAAGACCATGTTCGCGATACGCTTCTCCTGGCCTCGCAGAATGATCCTCAAGGCCCGGATACCCGCCATGGTCTCGGCGTCGAAGTACCGCTGGTAGAGGTTGACCTCGCGGTCGTCCACGGGCTCTTCCCAGCCGTTCTCGACCGTGGCGTAGGTGTCCCACTGCCATTCCCAATCGGAGCGATGGTAGTGGCCGCGGGCGGAGCGCCTCGTGTTGGGAATCGAGAACATCACCTCCGGCGGGATGACGGGATACTGACCAGTCTGCTCGTCCACCCGGAAAATGGGTAGCACACGCAGGCCGATGAATGCGTCGGCCGGGTCCACGGCCTCATAGATGACGGCCCGCAACTCCGGCCGCTCAGCGGCTGTTGATGGTCTTGGCATAGATGATACTCCTTGTCTGCAATGGCTTGCTTGATGGTTGCCAGGTTCCTACTTCAGGAGACACTCGATGATGTCGCCGTCGGCTGTGGCCGCATCGAGGGCGGAACCCCTGGCGGTCGTGCCGGCGCCCTCGACCTTTCCGTCAGCGGCCGGGTAGATGGCGGCGCCCGCTGTGATCGCCCCGGCCGCTGTCACCTCGAAGGTCCCGCCGGCATTGATGAGCCGGATCGTGATATCTTCGCCCAGGGCCACCCGGAACTCGGTGACGCCGATGGCGTCCTCCTCATCGCCGGCGTACACGACGCTCGTGCCCGAGAGCTTGACACGCCGGCGGGGCTCCAAGGCGGCGCCGGCCGTAAACGTTCGTTTCGATCCCTCTATCATGATGGGTCTCCTTTCCGTGAGATAACTTGACGATACCTGCTACTCGGTCGGTGGGTTGGACGAGCCGGCCCCGGCCTCGGACTGCTGACCTGCGGTCCTGGAGGCCTTGGCGGTTTTCCTGGCCCTGGGTTTGACCTGAGCCATGTCTGCCGTCAGTTTCGTGCCGCACTTGCGGCAGTTCTTTCGCTTGCCGTCCACGACCACCCGCTCGGTTCCGCACTGGGGACATTTGACGCGTGCCATGTTGCTCCTTTCGATTTCCTGGTTGAACACTCCCCCGCCGTCCGTCACTCCCCGTTCTGGAGCTTGGCATGCAGCTCCGGGTAGCGGGTCACACACTCCCGGACGGCCTCGGCCTCGGAGACCTTGAACTCGGCCTGGTAGGCCTTGACCGCCTCCATGAATGTGGCGGGACCATTCCTCTCGCCCGGCTTCTGCGGGGCCGGCTGCTCGATGAACTCCTGTGTCGCGGCGTCGTGCTGGGGCTTCCTGCCGGCGGGCGGCTTGGTGAACTGCTCCCGGGCGGCCTTGAGTTGCGTGGCCAAGCGACCGTTGGCCTCCTTCAGGGCCCAGGACTCGTCCCGCCCTTCGGCGAACGCCGTGACCAGTAGCTCCCGGTCCTCGCCACAGACCTCCCTGAGGGCTGCGAAGCGGTTCTTCTCGGCCAGGGAGCCCTCGGCCCTGCCCGCCTCGAAGACAGCCTTGTACACCTCGCCGTGCTCAGCCTTGAGCGTCTCGGCCGTCAGGGCCGGTTCATCCTTCACGTGCGACATTGCGGTATCCTTTCTGATTGCTGAAACCTGGACTTGCTCTTCATTGCACTCCGCGAACGCGGTGGATCGGGTATTTCGAACTTCGCCGAAGACGCACATGCTGATTTCGCGGATCACCCCCTGGCGAAAGATCGTCCCCGGGCCTGTGAGCCTGTGGCCATTGACCTCGGCGGTTTCCCCCTCCCGGATGATGTCGTACCTGACGGTCTTCGGGTCGAAGTTCAGACTCGCCTGGAGCGGGAAACCCGCCTTGGCGTCTGCCCGCAGCTCCTGAGCATGGACGTTCGGGCACCACTGGCCCTTGGCGGTGATCCTGTCGCCGATGCTTCCTTCGCCGTACCCGAGCCGTAGGCTCGTGTCGTGGGAATCGAGCACCGGGAACCTCTGGCCGGCGAACTTCATGCCCGCAAGGTCGATGCCGAGATTCCCCCAGAACCAGTGGTCGGGAATAATCTCGCCGCTGTAGGCCAGGATCTCAAAGCCGCTCTCGTCGCCATCCCCGGCGGCGAACCGGACCGCGTCGTCGTTGGCGGTCAGACTGAACGCCGAGCCCGGAATGGAGGTCTCGCTAAGCCGCTTGGCGTTGTCGTTCGTCTGTGGCATTTCCGTTGCCTCCCTGGGTGTTTCGTTCGTCCTTCAGCCCTTCCTGCTGCTCAATCTTCAACTCCCGGACCCGTTCGCGGACCACGTCGCGGTAGTCCCGGCCGGACCGGGCACAGATCGCCGTCCGCGTGTTCGTGCCGTTCTCCAGGTCCACCTTGTCGGCCATGGCCTCTTTGTACGGGTCCACATACGGCCATCGCTTGCACACGACCTCGTGGGCAAAGGCATCGTCCCGGGCGGTGAGCTCGCCGCGGGCGATCCACTGCTCCACCTTCCATCGCCAGATCCGGCTGACCAAGGGCTTGACCACGAGGTTCTGCTCGTCCTTCCAGTTGTCCCACGCCTCCTGGTAGGCGATCCGGGCGTTCATGAACGTGGCGCCCGAGTAGTCCAGCGTCGCCAGCATGAGCGGCAGGCACATCGGCCGGCAGATGAACATCATGCACCGCAGGATGAACGGGTCAAATTCGGAGTTCGGGTGCTGGGCGGCAATTGCCTTAGCGTCCTCGCCTGGGGCGCACTCGTAGATCAGGCCAGCGCCCAGCTTCTCCTGCTTGAATCCCTCTTCGCTGAGCGTAGGCGGATTGGCGGTCTGACGGATCGTCGGCAGCGTGCCCTCGGGGAACCGCTTGGTCAGGGCCATCACGAACAGGGCGTTCACCTTGGCGGCCACGACGGCGGCGTTGGCGTAGCCCATCAACTTGTCGATCCAGTCGATCGCGCTGGTAAGGACGGGCTCGCCGCGCGTGTAGCTGACCCGGTCCGGGTTGAAGACGTGGTGCACGTACTGGGTTGTTAGCCACCCGTAGGAATCACCCTTGATGAAACCCCAGCGATCCGCCTTGCCGATATAGTAGCCGATGACCCGGCCGTCATCCTTGGCGGTCGCGACGCCGTTGATCACTTCGTAGTGCTGGGCCGCCGGCAGTCCGTGTGGTGTGCCGCACTGCTGGCCCTCCACGAGCCACAGCATATCCTGGCCAAACACGACGAAGTCGTCGCCGTCCCGGCGGTAGGACTGATAGGCAAGCTTGAGCAGCATGTGGATATTGAAACGGCCCGTGACCTCACACGGCTGATCCACCATTTCGGCTTTCCACAGCCGCTCGGCCGTCTGGTTCCACTGCTCGTCGGCCGTGCGGGCCTCGACCTTGGTCTCCGAGCCCACGACGCCCTTGGTCTCCGTGGCCAACAGTCCCTTGATCAGCGGATTGTTGCGGCCTATGTCTCGGCAGATCTCCCGCAGCCGTGACAGCGCAGACTCGGTCAGATGAGCGTCGCCTGAACCCGAGAGGTTACCGCGAGGCTTTCGTGTTCGCGTGTTGTCGAGAGCGTCATAGGCGAACCGATACGCCCGACGTAGATAGGCCCGCTTGGGCGAGACGGCCAGCGTCAGCCGGTCCACACCGTTGGAAACCTTCTGCTGCCACTTGGTGAGTATCGTTCGCATCAGTCCACCGCCTCCCAAGCACGAATGCGACCGTCGGTCGCGAAGTGTTCGCGCAGGCTGATTTCCTCCTCCAGGCGTTTTCGTTCGGCCAACAGAGCACTGTGTCCTTGCGGCAAGCGTGCATGAAAAGGGCTTGTGGTAGAGGTATCGTCAGCGGTTGTCGGCGCGTCTGATGGGATCGGCGGTCTGTGGAAGAGATCGCCCGGGCGAGCCGGTGAAACCGACCT